CGTCCAAGCCCTTTATCTAATTCAGCGGTATTTGCGCCCAGCCCAATAAAGAGACTGGCAATTTTACCTCTTGCCATTGCTTGCCCCTTTCATTATTGCAATTTGCTCTTCCATAGTTTGAGCCTTTTTCCGCTGATTCGGCATAAATTGCGCCGCCGTATGGTTGTTTTTAAACTTTGCAGAGCTGTTATAGATCGCGCTTGTGATCATTGCCGCCCTGTGGTTTTCTTGCTCAGCTCCGAACGGTTCCGCCGCGTAATACTTGCCCCACCGCATAAAATCACTGTGCCCCATCGCGTCAACTCTCTGTAGTGACCAGCCGAGGGCAATTGCTAGCCTATGCTTTAATCGCTCCCGCTGGCTTAGCTCTCCCCCTCTTCGTTATCTTCACCAACCCCGCTCACCGACATGATTGCGGACATGATTTGCTTTACAGCCTTGAATGAGTTTTTTTCAATCATCTCTTTGGCTTGCGCGTGGGTCAATTTCTTCTCTGTGCCGTCCGAAATACCCGCACAAAAAAACTTAACGACTCGATCATCATCGTTTTTTATTTTTTGCAGCTTTTCAAAGTCTCCAGTGCTGACTTCTTTAATTAAAATCGAGCATCCGAGCGCTGGAATCTCCCGTTCTTCTGTCGATAAAATACCAGCTGTTAAATCTGCAAAATTAGCCAGCTTTGGCGTTGCTTCTGATCCATTTTCAGTTGTCATAACTCCCCCTAATTAAAATTTATGTGAACGTAATCGCACCAGATACCGCAATAGTAAAAGCCTGAGTAACTTTTTCCTCAAGCGGCGTAGCAATGCCCACGCTAGTGACCAACCCGTCAAATGTGGCAATTGTTGTATCAGCATCAGACCATGTAATACGGTAGCTATGGACTGTGGCGATATCAATATCACCCTCCAATAATGCAAGCGTTGCATCTGCTGGATCGTATGCCAGCGTGATTGATAAGTCATCAACATTGCGGAATCCTGCAATTTTTTCCATGTAACCGCTGGATGAGTCAAAGTACATATTATCCGATACATTGCGGTTTCGCGTTACGTCTCCAATCTCAATAATTTGCGCTAAATCGGTGTAAGTGTCGGGCGTTGCGCTTTCCCGTGAAAATATTGTCCCAAATCCTATAAATTCAGCCATGTCTAAACGTCCTTGTAGTGAATAATTAAATCAATCGAGCGGTAATTCCTGCTTGTTTCGTTGCTATAGATGTCTGAATCTTCGTCTATAGTTATTAATAAAAAGTTAATTGATAATACTGTGCTTGTTGTCCCATATAATCCTTTGACGGCTTCTGATATTTCTACCGACTTGCTATAGCTGTCTTCACCTGAGCCGTAACAATCAACCTGAATCCGTGCGTTTTTTATCTCTGCCTGGCCATCAAAAAATGGCTGATTAACAATGCTTAAAACTTTGTATGTGCAATATGACTCGCTAACCGACTGCACAGCCTGTTGTGGGTATAATCTGACACCGATCAGGGCATTAATTGCTGAATCTGTCGTGATCAGTGAATATATTGCTTTTTCTAGGCTCATTTTTCAAAACCACCAAAAAAAGCGTCTCTATGCTGCGCTGTGCTGTAATATCCCAGCGTATCGCATAGCAGTACCAGTGCCTTGTGATTATAAGCCATTACAGCGCAGCGCAGGCTATTTTGGCAGTTTTTTAACGGCTTCAAGTATTTCACCTGCCAATTTATCCTTAAATTTTGTAATTGTCTGCATCCATTCCGAATCGAATGCTTTTCTCAAAAACCCTTGGTTTGATGTGCTAACAGAGCCTTCCTCGTGCATTGGCCCGTAAATAGCGGGGTTATGCTTGCCGAGTGTTGCATCTGATTTAATCCCGAGCTTTAAAATTATGACCGTTTTTTTCTTATATAATTTTGATGATCGTTTAATAGATTTTTTTAGAGTTCCGATATATGAATGAATCGACTGCTTTGCCTTTCCAAGCATGGGCTTTGAGGCAAACATTAAAGATTTCCTGAGCGTTTTACCCTTCATTTTTTGATCGAGCGCATCAATGTTTTTTAATGCTTGGTCTAATCCTTCTACTTTTATAACGCTGCCTTTGCTCATGCTTCAAGCTCCCGACAAAGTATATTTAATGTTCTGTCAGCACTTGATAGATTGATTGGTGGCGCTATTATTTCGAGCGTTCGCCCATCAAACAGTATCCGCATTTTTGACGTGATACCAGAGACGTGACGAACTTTAATCAAATGAGATAGTTCGCCATAAGTTTTGTTTAATTCGTTAAATTCACGCGCTCCTGTGGTCTGTATCGAGGCCATGAGGATTTTATATGTTGCCCAACTCTCTACCGGCTCGCCATATCCGTTCAAGGTGTCTGTTGACGTTTGAACAGTGATTTTATGGCGAAGTTTCCCGGCTAACATTAGACCGCCAGCCTCATCACAAAAGGTGAAACGAAAGCATCAACACCAAAAGGCAATTCATTTAATTTAACCGGCGTGGTTGCTTCTCTGTTCTCGTATAAATGCCCTGTAATTAATAAGCAGGCTGTTTTGATTTGTGCCGGCACATCATCAGCGCTGGCATTGCCTGCTGTCATGTTAATTTTTACAGCATTATATTGTGATCGAATGCTCGGCCATTCCTGGTCATAAGATAGTCTCAGATAGCCAATATCGCCTGAGTTGTCCAGCTCGTAAACCGTATCCGCTAGCGTTTGTTCTGTGCCGTCTTCGTCAAGATATGTCACTGAATCAATGGCGGTTACTGGCATTACGCCAAGCTCGATTTTATCGCTAAACTTTTCTTCTGTTTGTCGCCAAGTTTGTGACATTAACACCCGACCACGCAATTTTGTCTCGATAAATCCCCGCGCCGTTTTAATCAGCCCTTCAATCAAAATATCATGGTCGAAAAAATCATCGGGCAAGCCCCGGTCTATCCTGATCTCTTCGACCTCGACAATTTCCCGCGTTTGATCTGTAAGCCGTTTTAAAATCATTTTTTAGCTTTTGCTTTCTTCTCAACTGGCTTTTTTTCAGCGGCTTTGGCAATACTACCGTCCTTGATGGCAGCGCTCGTTAAACTTTGGCCCATTTTTACAGGGTCGAAACTGTCGCCAATTTCAAAATCAATAACCGTCCTGCCATTAGGGGAGCCTTTGAATTGCTTTTTAACTATAAAATCCATTTTAATTCCTTACCTAAAAATAGGGGGTAGGTAACTTAAACTTGAGTTACCTACCCCTTAAATTTACTTACAATGGAGACTGTTCAGCGTTGCCGCGTACAACCGAAGCGGAATAAACGCCGCCAGTCGTTGCGCCTGCAACTGTTGAAACAACTCGAACATAGTTTTCTGATGTCCGAATACCAACCTTTTGCACTGTGTCAGTGGCGATAGCCGCAAGCGTTCCGTTAATTTTGGAGGCTGGAAGGTCAGTCCATGTTGAATCATCTGGCGAATCTTGCACCTTTGGCGTGTGAGTGCCATCAGTAACAGTGCCTGGATTAATCACAACCATCGCAGAGGCGTAGCGCCGTAAATCAACGCTAGCGCCTGTTGCTGTCGCTGTAACCGCTGCTGGCTTAATAGACTGAACAACGTCTAGTTTACTTTCTAAATCAATCATTTTTTATTGCTCCGTATTAAGCTGCGAATTTCAGCAGTTTGATTGCTTCAAAGTTCTGTACGCCGCCGCCTGTTCTGCGGGTGGAGTAAAACTTCACGTTTGGCTTGTCGGTCAAATCATCACGCAAAACCCGTGTCCCTTGACGCTGCGTTATCAAATAGCCGCGTCGAAAGTCACCGAATGCAAGCGAAAAACTATCAGTTGCCATTGTCGGCATATTGTCATCAACTGCGAATGGTCGCCCAAGGATTGCTGGCGGCTCGCCCGCTGTAAAGTTAGCTTGAAGCAAGTAATCACCAGCGGAGTTTTGTATCTGTCGCACTTTTGAAAGCGTCACACCATCCATGATAAATGTTGAGTTTGAATGATACCCGGATTTTAATGTTGCCATAAAATCCATTAGATTATTACCAGCAGTGGTCGCATGAAAACCACCATTTACACCTGTCTTTGTGAACCCTAGCTTACCCCAGGCATAACTGGCATTATCAACTGTATCATACGATAACAGGCCACTAGGCTTGTTTACATCTGCACCGTTAATAAATGCGTCCGCTTCTTCTTCGCTAAATTCAACGCCTAGCTCGTTCATTAACCATTGCTCAACATTAAAATCAGAATCGTCCAACATTTCTTGGGCAATTAAAGGCTCTGATTCAATCGTATGAACAGGGAACTCTAACTGTTTGAGTTTCGGAGTGCCTTTTTCTGTGCCTTTTTCTTCTGCACCAACCCAGCCAGCCGTGCTACCGCCAACGCTCACAAACTTTTTATAAGTCCGCGCACCAACATTTTGCACTTGGGCAAGCGTCCGCATTGCTGAATCAACACCCATGATTCTGGTGATGTTCTTGTCAACTTCTTCCGGCAGCAAGAAACCGCCGTCTTCATCAGCTAAAGTTGAAAGTTTCGCTTGAATTTGCAATTCCTTCAAGCCTGAATCAATGCCCTTGCGAGTCCACAAGTTGAATTTTTCGCAGTGCTCTGCTGTGGCTTTCTTTAGCTGATCTTCTGGGCCTGCACCGAGTTCGTTTCTGTTCAGAGCCGCTTCGATTTGGTCGAGCCGTGCTTTTTGGCCTTCCAGCTTAGTTAGATCAGCGCTGATTGTATCGAGCTTGGCCGCCATTTCTGCCGATTCAAAGCCGTTTTTTTCAATCCCGGCTAGTCGTTTTTCGTTTTCGTCCATGTGCGCTTTATATGTGCGCCCCATTTCCTCGATCATTTCCTTGAGTTCTGCCATTTTCTTAGTCCTTTAAAATTTCAAGTAGATTTTTGGCCGCTTGTTCTGTTTCGCTGATAGCGTCCTGCATATCAATCGAATCAAGCCCGCCGGCCATTAATTTTCTGGCTTGTGAGCGGGTTAACCCAGCGTCTCGCATGAGTACCTGCTCAATTGTTCGTTTGTTAATTTCATTGTCTTTTTCTGGTGCATTTTCAAATACTGATAGGTTAAAACGTGCTGTTGATTGGCTCTGGCCCACCACTTTGTCAATAAAGCCAGCGTCTACCGCTTTCTGGCCTGTAAACCATGATTCATTGTCCATTAACGTCTGGATTTCAGTTGACTCTTTGCCTGTAACCTCTGTATATAGTTGGACCATCGGAGCGCCTATAGTTTCTAGTAGTAATTCAGCGGTTCCGTTCATTGTTCTATAATCGCCCCATGCTAAAGAGCTGGGATTATGTATCATGTATTGGCCTGTTTTTGAGATTTCACGATGGCCTTTGTCGCCGGCCAACGCGATAATGCTTCCCATGCTGGCCGCTATGCCTTCGATTTTGGTTGATATTTGCGCCGGGTGATCATTTAGCATGTTATAAATGGCCGTGCCGTCAAACACATCACCGCCTGGGGTGTTAATTTTTAACTCGATCTTGTCCGCTTCGATTGCGTCCAGTTCTTTTGCAAACTCTCCAGCCTCAATGAAAGGCCAACCGATAACGTCATAAATGCGAATCTGTGCGGTTCCGTTGTCGCCTTGCTTCATCGAAAACCACGATTTGTCTTCTAGGTCTTTACCCCAAAAGCTGGCAACCGCTCTGGCTGTTGATCGATTCCGTTTCATGTTTATCATTCGCTTTCGTCCGTGTTCGTGCCCATGTTAAGAGGCTGCAAAATATCTTCATATCCGTCTTTTTTCGGCAAATCTTCAAGCTCTCTGGCTTCTCCAATTGACATAATTGGGCCGCCAACTGCCGATTGATAGAATGCTGCCCTGTCTTTTGAATTACCACGCAATAATCCATTGACATTAAACTTTGCTGCATACTTACCCGCCTGATCTCTGCCCAGCATGTCGCGCAAAATAGACTGCTCCCAGCGACAAAACCACGGAACCATTGTATCGGTGATAAAGTTCTGGTTCATTTCTTCTCTGTTTGAGAATTTCAGGTCTATCAAGTGTCCGATTTTGTTTAGCTGCATGTGGAATATGCGCGCAATCTCAGGTATTTGAAAATTTCTAGTCTCGATATATTGCGCGTCTTTGTTATTCATTTGCGTTGCTTTAAATTCTACGCCATCTTCTAAAAACGGTGTTCCGTATGAGTTATCGCCAGTATATCCAGTATCCCAGCTATCTTTAACACGCTTTGCCACTTCATCGCTTGAAAAGTGTGTTGGGTGCTGCAACACCCCCGCGAATTTAACGCCATTCTTAAATGTAAGTGCCGCGTGCTTATCTGCTACTAATGATATACCGATTGTTTGCCGATGATGCTCTATTGGGCTGACACCGCTCCAGCCGTCAAGCGTGACACCTGTCATCCTATGTAGCTGGTTAGGCTTTAATGGTATTTTGTTACTCTCTGCATCCGTGAATGTTGCTTGTAATTTATGTCCTGGAAGCATTTCAAGTTCGATTGCATCGTATGCAATGGGTAATATCTCAAGTATTTCGCCAGTCGATGGAGATCGGTTTATAAACGAATATCCAGCACCATTGATTAATGCGCTGGCAGTTGTTGACATGCGCCAATCAAATGACGTTTGAAACTCGTTTGGCTGGTCGTGGAGTAGTCTGTAAAGGCTATGATCTGTGGCTTTTACTTTGCCGTTGTCCGTGTTTTCGTACAGGAAAAGCGGCAATTGTGCGACTGTTTCGGCTATTACAGTAATGCAGGCGTAAACTGTGGAAGACTTCATTGCTGAGCTGGTCGTTACAGATAAGCCAGTGGCATTGCTACCGCTTGCCGCCATTGCTTGCGCTAGCTCACTGCTGGTTGTAATTGCCGACCTTATACTGGGTCGCCCAATTTTGTTAAAGATCATCTAGCAAGCATCCATGCTCCGCCCATCAAAAACAAACCACCGACAATGAATGCAGCCGGGATATTGACGAGCATTATACCATAAACCACCAAACCACACCCGCTAACTCCTGCAACATCCGCAATTGCTATTTTAATAGCGCCAACCTTGTCACTCTTTTCAGTGCTCAAAAGAATTGAATCCCCCTTTCTTCTGTTTCATAAATCGATTTGTGGCTGTCTTCGATTAATGCCCGGCCTAACGCGATGATCAAAGCCACAACGCCATCTATTTTGTTTGCTTCTGATTCCTTGCGTGGGTAGATATACCCCTTCGCATTTGTGTGAGCGACCACGTTTGACATCATCCAATTCATAACCGGGTTGTCGTCGTGTTTCAACCTGCCTTCCAAAACTAAAGCCTCCAACATCTTCATTGGTTCGCTTAATGTTTTTTGATTTTGGGGAACTTCGATCACGTTTATATTTTGAGCAATAAGCCGCTGCATTAAATAGCTGGCTTGGTGTGGATCAAACCCGATTTCTTTAAATGCTTTTATTTTTGTCGCTTCTATTATGTCGTCTTCGATGATTTCATAATCTGTTGTGTTGCCAGGTGTTTCGGTTATGTGGCCATCAATCGCCCAGCCCTGATATTGACTATTGTCTGATTCAAATATTTTGTCTTCATTCAGGTAGTGACTCCCAAAACAGTAAAATATCCCATCTTTACGGTATAGACGAACGGTTGATGCGATGTCTGTCTTGGTTGCCAAGTCAGACATCGCATCAACC